CATGTTGTAATTTTAGTATTTTTAATATATTTATTTACTTGTACATCATTTAAATTAGTTTCAAGCATTTTATTTCTAAGAATTTCCATTTGGTTTTCATATTTTTCTCTATATGTAAAATATTTCTTTTTAGCCTTTTCAAAATCTGCCGCTAATTTATCTGCTAATTTTGGATCAAGGTTAGCACCAGTTTTTCCAGCAGCCGCTTTAAACTCTTGACCAAGCTTTTTATATTCATCAATATCTAATCCAACCTCCTTAATTAAATCTTTACCAGCTTTTCTTAACTGTTCTGGGCTTGAATCTACTAACCTTCTTTCAAATCCTACTGGTTTAGTTACAGGCTTGGGCTTTGGTATCTTGATCGTTATATCACTAGGCTTGCCATACAATCTCTGCAAATCCTTAAGACTTCTTTCGCTGCCATCTTCCCTTACAAGTTTTCTTATTGCCTTCTGTCCAGATCCTTCCTTCTTTGCCAGCCTTTTAAAATAATTTACTTTGCCTTCATTACCTAAAGTTTTAACCTGTAGTTTTTTATCTTGCTTTAATAACCAATCACCGTAAGCTGTTCCCTGTGGTACTCTGCCAGTTCCCTCTCCTGTAGGTCGTGTAACAACTTTGCCTTTTGGTGGCGGTGTTAGATCCTCAAATCCTTTTCTTTTACTTAATCCCTCATAGTCAACAACAGGAACAGTAGTAGATCGACAATTAAAGTGCTGTGGTGGTGTTGGGCCTTTGTTATATGCAAACTTCTGTCCATCAAGCCTTCTACAAATAGGGCTGGTTCTACTGTCCAAAGTTGCAACATATTCGTATTTGGGAGCAACTTTACTATTTGCCGCATATACCGCCTGTGAAGCCTGATTCTGTACTTGATTTACAGATGTTCTTACTATCGTTTGAACTTGATAGTTTGCAAGTTTTGTAAGTTCTCCCCCTGCGGCTGCAATCTGTCTTACACTTCCCTTTTGTCCAAACTCAAGTCTGCCAACCATACGTCTTGCGATTTCTGCTGTTGATTCTCCACTAAAAACTCCTTGCCTGATATGTCTTGCTAAAGCATCTTTCTGTCTTTCTGCTATCCCTCTAAAAGCTTTCTCTACTGTTTGCCCATTAGGTAAAGTCTGCATTGCCCCTTGTCTTGCAGTGAGTTCAAACTTTCCAGAGCCAAACCTTTTAAAATCATCTTCTGTAAATTCTTTACTGGTGAAGATGTTGACTTGAGTTGGATCTGTTTTTACAAAAGACTCTGCATATTTTCTACTTACAGCGACAGAATTTATTGGAACATTACCAGATTTCACAACTTTTTTTAATTCGTTCTCTATGAATCCAGCTTGTACTTTTGCTAAACCTTCAATCTCTTTTATCATCCTTTTTGAAGTTTCTCTCTCCCACATATCTAAACTTATCTTTGACTGTTGAATTATTGCCCTAAGCCTTTTTCTAGTTTGTGGTGCTATAACAACTCCAGCATCGGCTTTAGCTTGTCTTATATTTATCTGTTTAAGTTTCTTTGCAGCCGTTAAAATAACATCATTGTATGCTTTTTGAAAATCTTTTGCTACAGCATTACTATATCTGTTTAAATCAATAGTCTCTCGAAAAAATGCTTCTGGTGTACTCATTCATCAAGCCGCCTCTTCTGTATCTTCGTCATCATCATCTGTAGCTGGTTCTTCTGGTGGTTCCATTTCTACCAACCCTCCGCTTTGAGTACTTTCCATTTCTTCCTCTATATCAAAGTCATCACCAAGAATCTCACCAGCAGATAATTGGTTGAGAAGTGTCTCTTGTGAGATAGTGCCAGCAGTAAACAATGTCAACAGACTTGTTATCTCCTGAGGCTCAAGCCTTGTAGATACAAAGTCTCTATTTACAAAGCTGCTACCAGCGTTAGGTTCATTTAGATATTCACTGTGAAACTTAAGACAATTATCAATCAAGTCTTGCATCTGTTGGGCAATAACCATCATTGTGCTGTCATTCTGTGAACGGTCTATTCGCTTGGCCTCTGCTGTTTCTCCTACTAGCTTCTGTCCAAGTACCGCAGCTAGTGATAATGTATTTATTTGTTCCTTAAGATCACCAAGCCTTTGAAATTGACTATCATAACTATCTCCTGAGGGGCTTACATATTCAAGTCTTGATTCTGGTGGTAATGCTAAAGCTTCACTTGGGCCAGTTGTTATCTCATCAGCATTTGGATAACCAAAAACTGCAAGTAAAGGAACAGAACTAATATGCAAAATATTATCCAAGTCTGATTGAATCTGATAATGCTTTAGATTTAACTCTGCTATGTCATACAAAGGGCTGCGGCTTTCATAGTATCCAACTCTATTTGAATATGCGATTGCAAAAGGTATTTTATCTTTGAGGCTCATTTCTCCCTCATCAAATAATTTATATTCGCTGTTCTTTTTATCTTTTCTATGAATCTCATATCTGCCACGCTCTAAAACCCTTATTTGCTTTACTTGCTTTTCTCCATACTTTCCATCAGGTTCTACAACATTCTCCAACAACCTTAACTGTGTAAGCTGTCTTGCACCATCTATGATCTCACTTCTCCACCCAAGAATATTTCGTGGTGAATATGTCACCCAATAAGGTCTGGTCTTATCACCTTCTTTTGGTGCATCTACCAATACCCCAACATGACCAAATGATATTGCTGTTCTAGCTGTTTCATATAACCAGACATTGAGATCGTTACCCTCTAAATCTACATCAAACAACTGTTCTCTAACTAAGTCAGAAACATCATCAAGCCTTACTGGCTTTCTTGTGAGCATACCTGACAACATTTTCTCGATCCGTTGCAAGTAAGGAACAACAGTAGATCTTGATAGCCTTACGTCATAACTGTCATCTGTTTCTCTTGCTTCCTGTGGTAAATACTTTCTATGCTCACTCCTGATCTTGTATGTGCCTTCCTTCAAGTCTGTTATCAAATCCCAAAACTGTGCCATGCGTTGATATGCCGCATTTGGTGATTCAACAGTTGATACAGCCTGTGCTATAGGTTGGTTGTAAATATTTAAAGAACTATACACAGTTTTTCCTCATAGTATCATTACTTTTAATATATTCTAATTCCTGTTGGTCGCCCTGCACGTGCAAACAATGGATTAAATTCTCTCCAGATAAGATAACCAAGAGCATCTGCCATATGGTCATATCCAGATTCTTTATCTGGTTCTCCTTTATCGTTATAGCTTTGAAGTTCCATTGATTCTATTAGCTTTCGGCAACTGGCATGGATATGTAAACGTGTTTCCCCCTTGCCGTTACATAAAAGAGCCTGTACGGAAGAAACCCTGTCTCTGATTGGTGGATTGCTGCGAGGCGATTGATTACTGAACCCATACGACTGCAAAATGGCAATATCAGTTTGGCTGCTGTTTGTACTCCTGTTTCCTCCACTTGCATCTGGGTAAATATATATCTTGTTCATAGGGTATCTTGATTTAATAGTTTGTGCCAAAGCATCTGTATCGTGAACCCCAGATATTTCGTCAAATATTAACAATTTTTGATCTTGGACAATACCAATTACAGCGTTAGTGTTCTGAATATTAAAATCGATTCCGATTCTTAATGGTTCAAGACCAATCTCAGGCATAACATTAGTGACATTCTTTTCTCTGGTAAAGCGATCATAAACCTGACCTGTAGTTAGATTAATAAACTCTCCATTAAGATAGGCTTGTAACATCGATGGATCATAGTTCGCTTGCATACGTTCTATAAAATCCTCTGGTAGATGTGGATTATCTTGAGTCCTCATCTTGATTAGCTGCCTATCGGTTCTCTCTTTTGCTTCATCTGTACCAAATGTCTGATATAACCAGCGAAACCCCTCTGGTGTACTAGCTGCACAAAACTGTCTGACATTGCCAGCCCTAAGTCGGCCTAGTATCTTTGGAAAAGCTTTTTCACAAATACTTGGAGACACAACATCTATTTCGTCTGCGAGACAAAATGCCAAATTCAAACCTATTATCCGACTCCAGTTCTCGAAGCTGCGACATAACAGCTTGCAATCACCCTCTTTCAGATGCACTACATATTCGGGAAGAGGACTAGCTCTGAAGCTGTAAGGTATTTCATAATGCTCAAGAAACTGATCGAAGTCTGTTTGCCATATGTCTCTCAAAAGCGGGCCAGTTGGTTCAAGGATTGCACCAATAAAACCTACATTTTGAGACATAAGCTTTAAGGCCATTGCACAAAGAGATCTTGTTTTGCCCGCACCATAACCAGCAGAAAGCCCCACAATCTCTGTTTGGTTGTCAAAGAATAGCTGTTGCTGTGGATGTAAGTCGTTTCTAATTCTGGTAAGTAACTCAGTTGTATCTATATCGGTGTAATGACTACCAATATGATCTAATACAGAACCTTCTCTGGAAAGTATGCTCAAGACATCACCTGACCTACTTTTGCCATTGAGTTTATGCAACCTAATGCAACAGATAATTGACCACCTTTTCTGGCCTCTTTTTGTAGTGATGCATATTGAGCTAAGACTTCAGCAGTAAATTGCCTTCTATCAATATCAAAGTCTTTTTTCAAAATAGCTCTGGCATCTTGCATATAGTTATCTGCTGTTCTTTCCGTTACACCATATTCATCTGAAACAAATTGAATTATCTCTGATCTTGTAGTTCCAACAGACAAAAGCTTAGCCACTTTGTTGACTCTAAAGTTATGCTCTGTCTTACTGGATCTACCTTTTGCCACTAAATTAAGGATTTTATTAGTCTAAATGTAGCTTGAATTGCTTGTTTTTGTCGATTTTTCTTGCTTTTCCCAAAGATTTATTAGAATTTTTAATTCAATAATTCTTGCTCTAGCTGCATTTATTTTGTTTTCTGTTAGTTGCTTGAGCGATTTGGTCATATGTTTTTAAGATTGCAATGCCTCAATCCAAGAATTTTTAATCTTGTGCCACTTTCTAACTTCAGATATTTGATCATAAGTTTTTATACATCTTTTTATTAATGGGTGTTCATCAGGCTTTATTTTAAGAAGTTTAGGCAAATTTGAATTTTTTTCAGTATGTGCCATTGCAATGCAAATAGCATATTGAATGTCTGATAATTGTTTATCACTTAATTCTATTTTCATAATGATTTCATAGTAAAAGTTTTTAATTTATCCTTAATTTTTTGCACTTCTGGCGGCAAATTTGTTTTGTTTTGCTTAATGTTTTTAGCAATAATTTTATTCATAAGCTTTTGTGTTTCGTGCCAACGCTTTTTTCTGAGGTTATGAATGTCTCTTGCAACATCAATAGGAATATCAACCCCTAAATTATTTCTAATTTGACCTGTATCAGTTCTAAATCCATGAGAGATTACTGAACCATCTATATCATGCTGTGTATTAGCTTTTGAGCAATGACAGATGAGAGCTAAATCTGAACCTGTGGATCTTTTTCCATTATCGAGAATGTCATAGTCTGGATAGTGATTGTTAATAAGTCCATCAGAATTATGAACAATACCTGAGTCATTACAGGCAAAGCATTCATAGTCGGGGATGTTGAATGTGACTTCCCTGTCTATAGCTGCACGTTTATAGTTTTTCATTTTATTTACTTTGTATCTTTTTTTTCATTATTTCAATGAGTTTATCTTTTGCTTTTAAACTTTTTTGATGCCTTCTATTAAATTCTTCGCCCATTTTACGGCTATCAATTTCAAAATTTCCTTTGATCTCCCAATTTGGTTGATCTTCCTTTAATTTTTCTTTTTTCATGGGGTGTTTTTAAAAAGGGGTGTTTTTGGGTTTTTTAAATGTAGCTGTTTTCTTTACAGTTGGCAACTCTAAATACTGTTCAAATTGTCCATTTTTTAAATAACGAAAACAATCGGGAAACATTGGTGAAAATTTATCTTGTTTCAATTGTTTTTTTCTAGCTGTTATATCAGCCTCAAGGCATTGAAGTAATCTTGCCTGTATGTTTTTACTTAATTTCATAAATTGTACCTCTGCAAGCTTTCTGGATTGCGATACAACACGCATTGTTGTAGGGATGCTTTTGTATGCTTTCCAAAAGTTATCAAAATTTTGTGTAGAAAAACTCTTATTAGTTTTATAGTTATTTGTTTTAGTTAATTTGTTTTTCTTAGGGTGTATCTCTGACACCACCCCAGTATCAGGCTGACACCACCCTAGTGTCTGTGTGACACTACCCCTAGTTCCTGTGAGATACCCCCCATGAAATGATGGGTCTTGTACTGGTAATGCCTTGCATTGACTCCAGATTGTTACCCTATAACAGTTTGTTTTCTGATTAAATTCATCAATCCTATATTGTTTTTGCAACAGGTTTAGCTTTACTAATTCATTTACAGTTCTAATTACTGTTGATCTAGACATCATCGCATCTTTGGCAATAGTGGCATAACTAGGCCAGATATTTGGATAGTAACTTTGCAAAACCCATAAAACTGTCAGTTGATGCGGTGTTACTTTACCTTTTAAAGATGATGGAAGTGCTATAAATGGTGTATTTTCTGGAATAAAACTCATCTATGGAATATCTGATAACGATTAAAGGGATTGAAGCTGCCCCTCAAGGCAGTAAAAAATTTGTTGGCAAAAATATAAAAGGGCAACCAATGATGATTGACACCTGTAAACGCTTGAAGTCATGGCGAGATCAGGTTGGGATTATGGCGAAGTTGGTTTGTGTTGACGGTATTATTGAAGAACCAGTTTCAATAGAAGTTACGTTTTGGTTTAAACGTCCGAAGTCTCATTATTATGCCAATGGCCAGTTACGTCAATATCAGCCTGTGTATATTACATCACAAAAGAAAGGTGACTTAGATAAACTCTGTCGTAGCCTTAATGATGGTCTAACAGGATCAGCATTTGCTGACGATAAACAAGTTGTAAAAATGGTTGCTGAAAAGAAATATTGTGATTTAGAATCTCAAACTGGTGCAACCATAAAAATTACAACAATTGATCAAAATTATGAGAAGAATTGAAAGGCCATCAGGACGAAAATTACATTTTCTCAAAGAAAATAGAAAAGAAAATTTAGTTAGAAAACTTTTAGATATAGACCTAAGAGGTGTAGACCATAAAGTATATATAACAAAAGATTCTAGGGCTGATTTAACAGTAAATGATGGAAGATGGATTACTGACTACATAAGAAAAACAATTATGATGCACAATTATCAAATTTCTAAAATACCTAAATTACAAGTAAAAGACTTTAAAGCTGAAGAAATTAAAGCTTTTGAAGAGCAAATGTTGGTGTAGTCGGGAGATACATCAGCCATTCAACTGCCCTGCCTTTCCTATGTGTTGCG